TATCTAATGTCTGGCTTATCTCCATATACCGGAACAGTTATTGAAAAATCACATAATGTAACAGAAGGTCTTTGCCCAGGTATCTTTAAACCATAAGTCTTTGCTATATTATATATAGATGATTTTTGTTGTGCATATTGTAAAACTGTTTCTTGTAAACTTCTATCAATATGATAATGCAAATTGTCAGCAACTGCTGCATTTAAGTCCAAAAAAACAGAAAATATGGACGCATCATTAAAATCATTGATTAAATCAGGATAATATGTTTTAACATAATTTATTAGTTCGCTCCTAATTCCTTGGAAATCCCTAACACCATAAGATATTTTCTTGTCTGCCATATTATATATTTATAATTACAAAATCACTCCCAGCAAAACTGCTATTTGTTGTTGTATATTCTATTTTTATTTTTGCTGTGTTCTCATAAGTTCCTTTACCTGGGGATCTATAAATCTTATCCATAGAACTAGAACCCATTTCACCTACATTTAATTTGCTTGTTTGAACCTCATCACTTTGCAAAATTGGCTCAATTGTTATTTTGTTCAAAACTAAATTAGGTATATATTTGTTAACAGCACTCCTAATATCATCTTCAATAATATCAAAAGAAACAATATCCAAAGGTTCAAATAAAAATTCATAAAGCCTTGTCCCAAAATCTGGTAAATAGTATCTACTACCTTTTCTTGTTAATAACAAATGCAATAAAGATGCTCTTACCTCCTCTGTTACATATTCTGTCATCTTTAACCCATCACCTTTTGGTGAAGTGTCAAAAGGAAAATCAACACCATATGTAAAACCTTCAGCCATTATAATTCATTTAAATATAAATATATCTCTTTTATAAATTTGTAAACTATTTTACTTTATTGTATATTTATATAAAAAAAAACTATGAAAACTATAAAATTATCAGAATCTAATTTAACTAAATTAATTGCAAGAATTGTTGAAGAAAAAGGAAGTGAAGGTCACTTTATGGACTACCATAAAGAAGGTAAAGCAAAAACTGGCAAAAAAGCACTATCTATGATTAAAAAAATCACAGATAAACTTTCAACAATGAAAGATAAATTTGATAATAGTAATTTTGCATTTAGTGAAGCTGATGTAACAAAACTTGAACGTATTTATGATACATTGAGTGGAAAATAAGTTTAAATCAATCCTATTATTAAAAACCCCCAAATCTAATTTAATAGAATATTGGGGGTTTTTTATTTATCTATGCCTCACAACTAACACACTCATTTATATTCCTTGCAAATGATTGTGCTGAACTTTGACTAAACTGATAATACAAGGTCTTAACCCCCTCCTCATGTGCATACAAATATAATTGATTTATATCTTTTGCTGGAACTGATGGATGTATCATCAAATTAAGTGATTGTGATTGGTCAATATATTTCTGCCTCTGTGCTGCTTGTAATATAAGTTCTTTTGGTGATATCTCAATGAATGATTTGAAAACCTCCTTAGTTGGGAAATCCAAGTGCTGCACTGATCCATCTTTCTTCAAAATGCTCTCCCATACTTCTGGTGTGTTCAATCCATATTTATCCAACTCAATTTCCAAAAATGGATTCTTATAAATTGTTTTTGATTTTGCCAAATCCTTAATAAAATAATTTGATTTTATTGGCTCAATACCCATACTAACTTGACCATGAATAAATGAACTTGATTTAGTTGGTGCTATGGCTATTAAGGTGGTATTTGCATAACCATTTCTTAATGATTTATAACCCTTTTCCTCAAATAAATATCTTGATGCCTCCTCTGACTTTTCTTTAAGTATTTTGAAAATCTGATTATTTAACTGTTTTGCCATCAAAGATTCAAATGGAACTAATTTTGATTGGAATAAAGAATGATAACCCATAACCCCCAATCCAATTGCTCTATGTTGTGATGCAAATCTATTTGCTCTCTTCATCCCTGCCATCTTTCCAGATTTAAGAATGAACTCATCCATAACTGCATTCAAAAACATAACATAAACCTCAATAGCATCACTATCTTTAATCTCATCCCAATGAACCAAATTTAATGAACCCAAACAACAAACAAAAGAATTTAATGAATCTGTTGGTAATTGAATTTCAGAGCATAAATTTGAAGCGGTTATCTCCATACCCAATTCTTTGTAGGGGGAATTGTTATTTGAATTATCCTTGAACATAATATATGGAAAACCAAACTCATTACGTCTTTGAATTATTTTTGCCCATATCTTCCTCTTGGTTGGGTCTCCCCCCTTCATATCATTAATCCAATTATCTGTAACTGTAATTCCATATTGCAAATTCTGGATAGGATTACCCTCTGTTCCAATATCTAAGAACTCCATAATATCATCATGTTCTACTGGCAACCAAACTGCACATGCACCCCTTCTTGCCTCTGACTGCTTACAAACATCAACTACTGTGTCATATACCCTTGCATAATGAACTGGGCCATCTGCTGTGCCCCCTGTTGATATCTTGCTACCCCTGGATCTAATATTGCCCAAATATGCACTTGTTCCACCACCATATTTTGACATCATACCAATCTCTCTTCCAGCATTCAAAATACTATCCAAAGTATCATCAATATTGGATCCATAGCACGAGATTGGTAATCCCTTCTCCTTGCCAAAATTAATCCAGACTGGTGTTGATAGGCTATAAAAACCCCTTGCCATATAATCCTCAAACTTATTAGCAAACCCATCAATTTTTAAATATCCTTCTGCTTTATTTGCTATATCTTTAATCCTTTGCTCGGGGGTTTCACTAATATACCCCCTTGATAAGAAAAGCCTACTCTCATCATTTAGCCAATAATATTTTTCTTTATTCATTTTATTTGTTTTTTAAAATAAGTCATCCTCTGTTATGCTCTTGCTCTTTTTATTATAATCAATTTGCTTCTTATAGAAGAAATCCCCCTCCTTTGTTGATAAAATCTCCACATCAAACCATAATGTCTTCTCAATCTCTGTAAAATCAACCTCAAATACTGGCTTCATTCCAATTCTATTTAATGAATTGTTAAATCTATTCTGAATGAAATGTTTAATTGTATCTTTTGATAGGAAACTTAATTCACCATTCTCAAATATCCAATCCAATATTCCACATTCAGCAGCATATGCTTTATTACAAGCTGACACAATCAATGCTTCAAATTCTTCATCAAACCATTCAGGGTTTTCTTCCTTAATTATATTGATAAGTTCTGATCCAAAATTACCATGAATTTCCTCCTCCTTTGAGGTGGCCTCAACAACATTTGAAATACCTTTGAATAGATTTTTCTCTTTGTTAAAAGACATCATAATCAAGAACTGACTAAACAAACTAACATGTTCAATAAATAATGAAAATAATAATATAGACTTTGTGTACATTTTATTCTCTTTACTCCTTGTCCCATCTAAATATTTTGTTAAATAATTGATTCTGTTCTTTATGGCGGGGATTTCAATAACAGTTTTAAACTCATCTTCTAACCCAAGGATTCTTAATAATTGGGCATAAGCATCCTTATGTCTGATTTCCGACTCGGAAAATGTCATACCAACATCCCCAATTTCAGTTATTGGCATTCTTTTGTAAAGGTCAGCCCAGAATGTTTTAACACTTACTTCAATTTGAGCAATTGCCAACATTGACCTTTTAATAACTTCCCTTTCCTCATTTGATATTTTTGTTTTATAATCATCAATATCAGTTGTAAAATTAAATTCTGTATGCAACCAGTATGCGTGCCTAATTGCATCCTTATATGCTAATAAGGATGGATATTCATAAGGCAAAATGTTTATCCTCTTTTCAAAAATATTCTTCATATGTTTTTTTTTATTTGGTTAAGATAAATATAAAACCAGAAAATAAAAGTATTCAATTTTGATTATAAAATCAAATTTTTATAAAAAATTATCATTCTTCTTAGCCAACAATTCCTTGATTCTATCTTTCTTACGCTCAACTTGTTGTTCCTCAAATCCCAAGAAAGTTGATGTTGTATCAGTATCAATTTCAAGCATCTCATTATCAAACTTACAATTCTCAAACACAATACCATCTTTACCAATCCTTGACTTGGTTATTGCAACTGTTGCCAAATTCATCTCCTTTTGTTGTAAACTCTTAGCAATACTAATAATGACATGCCCAACCTGGGCTTTCTTTATTGACCCCCCCATTTGGTCGTTTGTTACCACATTAGAAGAAATAGATGAGTTGTGTGTGTAAATTTCATTGGCATAAAACATATGCGTACCATCAACTGTGATATCAATTGTATCATCTTCACCTACCAATTCAATTGATTCAATTTCATCTAAAATAAAATCATTCTTGTTTAAAATTTGTTTCATCTTTTAAAAAATTTAAGCAGTTATTTATTATAAAATCTTTATTACCCCTATATTCAGATTCCTTAATCCTTTTAACAATATAACCTTTTTTAACCAAAAAATCATCACTATTGATATCTATTTTTTTTTGTTCATCTTTTGAATGCCAATAATCCCCATCAAATTCTATTATTTTATTACCTAATTTAAAATCAACATTTATCACAGTCATATTATTTTCCCAAACATAAAAAGAATATTCATTGTTTAATTCATAAAAATAACAATTTAATCTATCATTATTATCCAATTTAGAAAAAATGCTCCAAAATAAATCTTGTGAAATTTTTGAATACTTATCTTTGAATACAGAGATTTTTGCTATCAAAAATTCTTTATACTTAATCTCACCATCAAATTCCCCATATTTTTCAATAAAAAATTCTTTGCTTTGTGAAAATTTTATCTTGGATATAAAGTCATCATATCTAATTTTACCATCAATATCACCATATCTATCTATAAATGAGTTTAAAGTTGTTTTAACCATACTAACACAATACTCATTCCAAAATTTTAACCCATCTATCTCCCCATATTTATCAATATAATATGTCAAACTAAACCTATATGATTGCCTTTGATTCCTATCATACCATTTCTTATAACCTAATTCAATACCATATCTATTTTGATATTCAGGTAATGTCCTCCCATTCCTATATGGCCTAATTTTTTTGTTTTTAGCCATAGTTGCAATTTTGGAATTTAATGTGTTTTCCCACCTTTTCCTACCCTCTTCTTCACCATACCTCTCTATTGCTGGTTTTAACCCATATGAAACAGCTTTTTTATTTCTTTGTTCCCATTTTTTTGTACCAAGATTAATTCCATATTTTTTTATAAAGTTATTTTTATCCATCTTAACTTTATCTTTAAATTCATCTTGTTTTATTTTCCAATTATCCCCATATCTTATTTTACAAGCATACTCACTAATGGCATCATTTTTTAAATTTCTAACAATAACACCTAACCTACCTAACCATTTAGATTCAACATTGTTTAATATGAAATCAGTTATATTTAGTAATCTATTTTTTATAGAATTAGTATCATAATATTCTATAATTTTATAAATTTCACAATATTGATTTTTAGTTATCAAATGTTTAACTTCTTTAATTTTCTTATAATTAAGAAATTGCTCAATAGTAATTACCCCCATCTAATTTTATTTTCATATAAATATCACAAATATTAAATAAGTTAGATGGGGGCACAATTATTTTTTAATAAAAAGTGTGTCACCAACAGACAAACCACTATCAATAGATAGTAAATCACCACCTAATATTGGAAATTTATGCTTTGCTGACACTTTTATTTCCTTTCCACTTTTTGTCTTAATCCTATAAATAGGTTGTTTTTCAATAGGAAACACATAACTAATAGTTTTATAACCTTTATGAGTTAGAATATTATCCCCAACCATAACATCCTTTATTTGAATTAACCCTTTATTCTCAATATCCACAATAGTATCTAACGAAACACAGCGATTTCCTTGCGTACCAAGCCACCCAGCAATATTCAACTCATGACACATAGCCTCAAAGTGTCTAATAACTGATCCTTCATTCTTCCACTCATCATTACCTTGCCTATCTGGTACAACACAATCAATATAATCCAAAACAACCAAATCAAGTTTAATACCATCAGCAATAACTTTCCTAATTTGATTCTTTATTTGATTCATTGTTAATGTATCAGAAGGAAGTTTCTTCAACATCAATTTATTTGTATGCGTTTTCTCAATATTATTTACTACGTCATAAACAATATCCTTATGATTTGGTAACTCGTCTGGGGATATTTTAGTCCACAATGTTATATGCTTTCTCTGTATAATCTTTGGATTATCCTCAAAAAATATGTGAAGCACATTATAATTATTGTTGAACGCTGTGTTTGCAATTAAGGTCAATAGAGTTGATTTACCGATACCTGGTCCTGCAAATACAATACCAACCTCACCTTTTGCCAACCCCCCCTTTAAGAGAACGTCTATGCCCTTCACGCCCATTGGTATGGGGTGTCTATAATCCTCATCAAGCACATCAACCAAATCAGTAAAGACTTCAAATCCATTTGTTTCCTTTACCCCAACTTGTAAAGCATACCTTAACAATTCTTCAAGTTGATCATAAGATTCAAAATCACCTTCATTAATAACCTTTTGTGCTTTCTCCAAAACAATCTTAACTTCTTCTTGCTTACAGAATTTTAAAGCCTTGTCTTGAACTATCTCAACGCCATCAAGGGGTGCATCTTTTATTTTTGCAATAGTATCTATCACAATTTTCAATGCCAATTCTTGGCTTATTTCAGATTTTGCAATAACCTCCAATGTTTCAAAATTTGGTGATGTTTCATATTTTACATAATACTCTTTAATCATTTGTATAATTAACTTAAAGTATTTGTTCTCAAAATAAGTCACCTTAATAAAATCAATAATGGCTCTAGCAAATTCTTTATCCAAAATAATTTGGTTAATTAATTGCAACTGGAACGTTTGTCCCAAGTAATCAAAATTTTTGGACATTTTAAAAAGTTTATTAGTTAGACAATAAATTTTTCTCTAAATACTCATGAGTAAGATTTTCACTAACTAATACTGATGTCAACTCTTTTAAATAGTCTTTAATGAAAGGTCTAACATCAACTGTGTATCTAACTTTTGGTGGATACAATTTACCATCAATAATCCTCTGTGAGACTAATTGGTCGGCTATCTTAATGTAAATATTAAAATATTCTGCGCCATCTGTTGAAGATGTATTCATAACATCTGGGTCCATTGTGATTGTTGTCTGGTTTTCAGTCAAATATTGAATTGCTTTAGTCTTCAAAAACCAAGATAATTCTTCAGCAAAATATTTTACTGACTCATACAACTCATAAGATTTCTTAACATTTGGATTAATGTTTTTTACATTCAAAAATCTTTGTACAATAATGTTGTCATTAAGTGTAAGTAAAAATTCAACTTTTGTTACATCAGTTTGTTTCATTGTGTTTTTTGTTTTTAATTAATAATTTTTTTTTCTTTTCTAATCAATTTCATAAATGGTCTAACAAAATCAACCCAGGCATCATCTTTCTTTGGTAGGAATTTAAAGAACCCATCCTCTGACATAAATCTAACTAAATTTTTATAACTTCTATCTGTGGGGTCTATGCTTTCAACATACACTTCATTCACAGACTCAATGCCTAAGTTAGTTATCAATGGGTTTTTCAAATCTATAATTTTACTTGTTATTGCGTAAAATTCATCACCAGATAATCCTGACTTGCTAACACCATTTATTAAGTTACTAAGTGATTTGTTTGGTTTTGTATCATAATGCTCTTTAGCCTCAATTAGTAATTGTTCCAAAGTATAAGCATTTTTTTCGACATTAGGAAAGTATTGTTTTAATTTTTTCTCACCAAAATTTAAAACCCCATCAATATTATCTGATTTGTCCCCAACTATAACTTTATAAATAAAGATATTGCTATGTGGTATTTTTACATCCTTAAATTCAACCAAATCACCATTCTTAATATATGCTTTAGATGTTGGTGAAAACACTGTTACATTTTTAGAAACCAACTGTGTTAAATCTTTGTCACCTGATAAAATTATAATAGATTCATCAGTAGCAATTTTTGTATAATAGGCAATCAAATCATCTGCTTCATTCTGTTCAACAATACATTGTCTAACAAAAATTTCCTCCAAATATTGTTTAACTCTTTCTCTTTGATAGAGATAAGATTCATACTTATAATCATCAACAGGCTTCATCCTATTTTCTTTGTACTTAGGGTATATTTGTTTTCTTGACAAAGAGTTCTCTGCCCCATCCCAAAATACAACAACTTTATCATGATTATGTTTATCAAGAAATAATCTAATTGTATTCAAAAAATGGAAAACCCCACCAATATGTTTGCCTTCTGAATAAAATTCACGAACTCCATGAAAACCAATTGTGAATAAATTGTTTCCATCTATTAGCAGGGTTTTCTTCATCTTATTCAAAAACTATTACGTCCTCTTCTTCCTTTTCAGAAAAAGTAATATCCCCATCTCCAGATAAAATACCATTCCAGTATTGAGAATATTCTTTTTTATATTTCTCAATAGCCTCCTTTGTGTCCGGTAGATAACCTTGTGGAATAGCCAATATTTTACCATCCTTATATGCTATACCAGTAACATGGTTCTTCAATATAGATATTTTTGTCCTAATTGCATAGGAAACTGTCCTACCATTCTTTGTTGCAGTGATATGGTTAATACCAGCATTCTTCTGATTTCCAAATAAGAATATTAATGAAGATGCTAACCACAATGCCTCACCACCTTTTGCCTTGATTGTTGGTTGTCCAAATGGTGAATCTGGCAATTCTACCCAAGGTTGATTAATTACAACCATTGTGTTATGGTAGGGGTAATCTTCTTTCTTTGATTTTGAAATCCTTGAGTGGATGCCCATTCCTACCTTATCAGCAAGAACTGCAGCATTATGCATCTTACCACCCTTGCCATCATAAGTCATTTTACAAGGTATTGATCCAATGCTATCAATCAAGAATAAAACAGAATATGGTAAATCACCCTTTTCTTGAGCATCCAAAATATCATTAATGAAATCTGTCATCTGTTCAATATAATCAAATGAATCATTAAAGACAAAATCACCATCCCATTCACCTTCAGCATTAAGTTCTGCATTTAAACCTAATTCAACAGCATGTGCCCAATTCCACTTCTTTTCAGTAATAATGAATATAGGTAGATGACCTTTCTTTTGTGCATCGGCTGCTGCCAATATCATTGCTGTTGTCTTACTTGTATTAGAATGCCCCAAGAACATATTAATGCCGCCCATTACTGGACCAGGAACACCACAAGCATTGTAAAAAGCATCACCACATGAATAATAATCCTCTGGCTTATACTTTGTTTTTGTTGAAAATTTCTCCTTGATAGCATCAACACTATTTGATGCTGCCTTTTTCTTTATTGCGCCCATATATTTTTTTGATTTAAGAAGAGAGATTTTTTGCACAAAGTATTGTTTTATGGTACTTTGCGCAAAAAATCTATTTTAGGTTAATTAAAATGGTAAATCATCATCGCTATATTCATCTTCAACAACAACACTTGTTTGCTGAGTTGTTGCGTTTTTTGCAACAACTGAACCACCACCAAATGAATTCTCCTCACTTGTTGAATTTAAATACACAAACTTGCCCAAGTTGTTGTCCCATTGTGGAGTTTCACCTCTACCAATAGCCTCCAAATATTCTTTTGGCTTTTTTGTATATACATCTTTCCAAGTTGATTCATCATCAAGCCATTTTTTAACTGTATCTGCATTTGTTGATAATGGAGTAGCATCATCCTGCATAATAGTTGATACAATTGTGTACTCTTTACCTTTTGGGTTTTTTGTTTTGACTAACTCAATTACCAAATCACGCCC